ATGCGGCCACCCTTGTCGGCGAAGAAGCCGAGCTTGTTGGTGATGAAGGTCAGCGGCAGGTTGTAGGCGATCGCCTTATAGCCCTGACGCTCAGCCACGGTCTCGTTGCCGGTGTTCTTGAGTGCGCCCTCGAAGGCTTCCTGGCCAATCGAGGGGGCTTCCATTGCTGCGGCAGCGCCAGCGCCAACGATCCGGGCCAGGCCTGCGCCAGCACCCAGAGCACCAGCGCCAGCACCGACAGCCATGCCGCCAGCGATCATGGGCAGCGTAGAGGCCACGCCACCGACAACCTTCTGGAGCAGGTCTTGGTCTTCAGGGGTGAGCGCCGCAGCATCGACCTGAGCCTTCTGGCCCAGTTCCTCGATCGTCTTGATGCCGGTCTGACGGCCGACGTACTCAGCCGTTGCGCCAACCATGCTGGCCAGGCCAGCGGCAGCGGAGTCAAACGTCTTCATCCCGTAGCCACGGGACTTGTCGTCGGTGCCCAGCTCTGCGCGGCGGGCGGTGATCTCGGCCTGCTTGGCCTTCTCGTCAGCCTTTACGCGCTCGATGCCGGTGGCGTCGATCTCGTTCGGGTTCGCGGTGTTCGTGCCGAACAAGCGGGTGATGGCACTGTCCACCTTGTCGAAGGTGGTCTCAGGCTTCTTGGTCGGGGTGACCATTTCCTGGACTTCCTGCCTTGCCGCGTCATCGGGCTTGTAGAACAGGTTGTCCATGTTGACACCAGCGCCAGGCCCCTTGAGGCCGCGTGTCGGCGGTGGATTGTCGAACAGCTTAGAGAGGTCCACCGACGACATAGAGATTCCTTATTTCTTCTGGGGAGCGAACAGTCCAGATGTGATGGGCACAACCACACGTACGCCGTTGTATTCGACGCCGCGCAGGCCGGATTGCTTGTCGTCCTTGACGAGAGCTCGCCCAGCTTTGTGGGCTTCCATGACGTCAATAAACTGCGGGCCAGTCACGCGTGAACCAAGCACATCGTAAGTGGTGTCGAAGGCAACGCGACCGGCTGATCGAGCCGAGTTCAAAGCGACTCGCTCCTCGGGCGTCATCGGGATGCCAGAGTTGCGGTTGGACGCGCCCAAGGCGTTGTCGATGTCCTTCTCGAAGTCGTTGTAAGCCTGGACCTTCATCTGATCCTTACGGTAGTCGTCACGACCTTCCTTCGAGATGCGGGCAGACTGAAGGCCGTAGCTGCCAGTCAATTTGGTGCGCTCGAGTGCTGCGGCGTTGTCATCTTTGTTGAGGTCGCGCTTGAGGTCACGGTTCTTGGTGTTCTCACCGGACTCGAACTCGCGCCCTGTCGCCAGCTCGCGCTCACGGATCAAGCTCTTGGCGGCATCAGCCGGGTTCAGTGCGCCCAGCAGGTACTGATTGGCCAGGACATCACGCTTGACGTCATGGGTCTTGATGGTGCCGTCCTTGTCCTTGTACGACAGGGTGAAGGTGTCGGTTTCAGGGTTGAACGCGCCACCTTCCAGGGTTCGGCCGTCCCGGTACATCTTGTTGTACGGGTTCTTGAGCAGGTCGACGCCAGATGGATCGCCGGTCTGCACCAGTTGGGCAGCACGCATGGTCGTCTGGGCGTATCGCTCTTGCTCCATCGCCTTCAGGGTCTGGCGCACCTCAAGGGGGCTCTTGCCAGCCAGCATGGCCTGCTGCTCGAGCAGAGGCTGGATGCGCTGGTAGTGCATGCCTGACGCCTGATCGCTCGCAGGATCGTACTGAGCGCCTTCGCCCGGGGCGTATGACCCCTGGCCAGACTGCCAGTCCTTTGTCTCTTGAAAGAGCTGGGTTTGCAGCTCCTTCATTTGGGTCTCGCGGTTGACGCGGAGCTGCTGCTCCTGCTTTTGCATGTCCATCAAACCACGACGAGTGTCGGCGTCCTCCAGATCGGAGCGCAGACGAAGACCTTTTGCAACGCCATCGGCGAAGCCACCAAATGCAGCACCAAGCGCCATGACTTAACTCCTTAATCCGCGAGCCTGCTGATTCTTCAGGCCCTCTTTGTTCATCTTCTCGAGCTTCGACAAGCCGTACTTCTTGACCGCGCCCTCGTTCAAAACGAATTCGCCGTGCGAAAGCATTGCTGGCACCTTGTCGTCGCGAGGACCACCTGGTCCTACGACCTTGCCGCCGTCAGCCTTGAACATGCCAAAGCCCTTGGTGCCGCCGAAGGCCATGCCAGCAGCGCTGAACAAGCCGCCGACAGCAGCCTGATCCGCCTGGTAGCCCTGCATCTCTGCGCCGAATTTGCCGAGGTACAGGTTGCCAGCAGACTGGTTGCCCTGGATCGCGGTGTTGAAGCCGGAGCCCATCGTTGCAGCGTTCTGATTGACGGAGGCCATCCCTTGTGCCGAGATGCCGCCTGCCTGACTACCGGCCGAGTTGGCGTTGCTGTAGTACGTGGCAGCGGTGTTGGGCATGTTGCGGCCGAAGTTGGCAGCGCCAGCACGCAGAGCGACAGCCTTGTCACGGGTCTCGAAGTCCGCCTGGTTCTGGGACGAGGCGTTGGCCAATGCCTGATTGCTGGTCAGGGATGCGTTGGCCCTGGCGAATGCGCCTGAGTTCGGGTTGACGCCGTAAGCTGACAGCGACCGGGACTGCTGGTCTCTGGCATTTGAGAAGGCGTTGTTGACGCTGGCGCTGGCAATGCCTCGACGCTGAGCGATGTTCGCATCAGAGTCATAGCCCATCGCCTCTTCCACCATCTTCTTCTCGACGGGCTGGAAGGTGCTCTTGTAGTAGGCGTTCTGGTCGTCAGCGAACTGCTGCTGCTGCTTCATCGAAGAGCGCATGTCGCCAATCAACCCCTCGCGCAACGCCTGGTCCTTAAGCTGCATCGGCTTGATGTCAGACTCATAGACAGACTTGTAGAAGTCGAGCGACTCCTTGGCGATCGCAGCCTGCGCTGCCGCGGCTGCCCCAATTGCCGGGTCTGGACTTGGTGCGTCTTTACACATTGTTCACTCCTGGAATACTTTGACGTACTTGTTGGCCACATGCTTGTAGCCGCAGTACTCGTTGAGCTTGTGTACTTTGTTCAGTACCTTGCTGTCGGTGCGCACTTCTCGCACCCCGATTGTTTTGAGGCAGTCCTCCATGAACTGCCAAAACCGGAGGGCGGCAAATCCTTTCCTGAACTCAGGAAGGACGTAGTACGTGTCCTCGGTCGCGTAAAGAGTGCCGGTGTGCAGGCTGGTGTCGACGTACATGCGAATGTTGCCGACAAGCCGACCGGACTCTGCGTCCCTGCAAGTGAACTGAATCAGCCGACCAGCCTTCTCGTAGGCCATCAGCTTTTCGTAGTCCATGTTCAGACCAAAGCCCAAGCGGTGCTTCTCGGTTTCCTGAAAGTGGGCCTCGTGCAGAGGGTGAATCTCGTCGATGATCTGCGAGAGACGCTCCGCTTGAAACACCATGCCCTTGTATTCCTTGACGCCGAACTTGGTTGGCTCATGGGAATGATCGAGCTGCATGAACGCCTCTTTCTCGATCTGGGCGGCAACCTCTGGCGTCAACACCTGACCCAACTGGCGGGCCATGGCGTATCGAAATTGCTGGAGGTTGGTCATGGGGGCTTATTTTATTTGGGAGGTTCTCTTCGCAACCTCACCACAGGACCTTGCGAGCCCAATAGTTGGCGCTGAACGGGTCGTCCTTGGTGAGCTTGCCGCCCTTACCTTTAATCCCTGCTGACCGGGCCAGGTAGTTCTTGCGGCGCTCAGGGTCCTTGTGCTGGGTGAAATCCTGCATGCCGCGCAGGCCAAAGCGCACGAGCTTGACCTCGTCACCCTTCTTGGCCAGCACCATCTTCTTTTGCTTGGCACCCTTGGGTGCGTCGATGGGCTTGTTGAAGCCCGGGAACTCATGCCCCCGGTAGTTGATCTTGCCGTCCAGGCGCTTGATTCCCGCTGCTTTCATGGCTCAGTCCAATCTGGTGATGATCTTGTTCACGGCCGCGATTACGTCAGCCAGGGTCGCCGTGGCGGGTAGCGGCGCGAGATCGGGCATATTCCGGGACTGCCCGGTCAGCTCGTCGACGTTCTGCTTGAGCGCAGCCAGGACGCGGTTGAGGCTTGGGTCCTGGGTGTTGGGGGTGGGTACGCCTGCCTTGCTCATCAGGACGCTCCGGCCAGCTCGCGCAAGCTTTCGGCAATCGTGACCGAGTAGGTGGGCGATGACGCGTTGACGCCAACGCTGACAACCTCGGTCCGGTATCCGGCGGGAAGTCGGAACGGCTTGACGGAATCCACCTCCTTGGTGAACACCGCTGTCTTGCCCTTGTAAAGAGTGAACTGAACCCTTCGCTGGCCAGCGTCAATCACGGGGATGATGTGCGAGCCGCATGCCTCGAGGGCCAAGATTTCATCTCCGCAGATGTACCCGCCAACAGCATCGACATCCAGCATCAAAGCCTCGTTGGCGGCAATCTGCCCTGTGTCCAGTGGGCGAGACTCAGCAAAGTCGGCATGCACCTGAGCGGCAGCGAAGTTGATGGGCCGACCAAGCTGCACATCCACCGATTGCCAGTCGGACTCATAGAAGTAGCCTTCGTTGGCGTCCCAGGCGTAGACCTTGTCGTTCTTGACGATGTAGAGACGGCCGTCGTACTCGTTGCGGTACATGGCGTCAGCCGACTCATCGACCTCGACAACGCTGTCGCGATCATTGAGATTGAAGACCAGGATGCGCGATTCTTCGCCGATGAGGTATCGCCCGTAGTACTGGCCGTCGTAGAACTCGCCGATCATGGTCGACGGGTTGAGCTGGGACCACTCCTCAATTCGATACAAGTTGGTCGTCACCTTCTGCACCGAGCCGGGGCCAGCAATCCACAAGCCATCGAAGCTGGGGTAGATGCAGCCGCCGCCGATATTGGCCACGCCGCGCTTGCTCACGCATGGGGCGTAGGTCTCCATCACGGCCGGGCTCATGCCAGACGGGTCTGAGCCGCTGAACAGGATGGGTGATGCTTCTGTCAGCACGATCACGGAACTGCCCGCTGGGACCAAAGCAACGCCGCGGCCAGAGAAGCTGTATCGGTTCTGGTCTGGCCAGGCGTATGGCTTGCTGGGCTCGCTAAAACACAGCTCGTTGGCAGAAAGACCAACCAGACAGCCGTTGGGTAGCGAGATCAGGCACGTCAGGTCCTTGGGCGGGGTATAGAACCCCTCAGTCGGCAAGGACTCGCCAAGGCTCTCCGCTGTTACGGCATCCGCGTATGAGGTGGTGGACACGGAAACCTCGGCCACAAACAGGAAGTCCGCAACCGTGCCAGCGCTGCGGTAGATGCGCTTGGTCATACCGCTTGTGTTGTGCGGAGCGTTCTTCGACCAGGTGCCGCCGCTCGTGTAGGTCTGCGCGGTGACCAGATCAACAACGATGCGCACGTTCGCCGCGTCGATCGAGGTAATGCGGTGAGACCCGTTCAGGTCTGTCATGCCGCTTACCCCAGAGATTGTTACGGTGTCGCCAACCTCGAGGCCAAAGACAGAGTCCAGCGTCACGCGCACCTGTGTGTTCGTGGGGGCAATCGAAGTCGCGGCCGACACGGTGCCGGAGTTTGGCGGCGCTGTCTGAAGCCCGCTCACTGTCCATGTTCCGTTGATGTAGCCAGTAACCAAGTCGGACGCCGGGCTTGGGGCGGACTCTTCACCCAAGGGGGTGACATACGTGTAGACGTAGGTGCGAGCCTCTTGCGAACCAGAGCCCCCGGCTGCCGCGACTGTAGCCTTGGCAGTCGGCGCGAACACGCCAAGAGCGAACCAGCCAGAAGGGTAGGAGGCCCCAGACAGCAGCGCCGCAGTCACGGTGGTCATGCGGGGCTCGAAATCCTCAGACGTAAAGTAGGCGCGAGCCAGCGGGTCGTTGGCGATTGGGGACAGCACGGCGTCCACATCAGACTGCCAGGCAAACCACTGCTCGGTGTACGACTTCCCGGTCCATGCGCGGTAGCGGAAGATCGACTTGATCGCCGTCATCGTGGAGGTGAGCTCCAGGCCCAGGCCGCGCAGCGGGTCCAGGCGACCGGACGTGATCTTGCAGTTCATCGCACGCTTGGCGCGGTTGGGCTCGAGCAGACGCTCGCTCACGCGAGGAACCTGCCCGCGGAATGCTTTGATGGTGATTGCGGCCATGGCTTGTATCCCTGTGTTTCCCTGGGGATTATCCGTGGGAGGCCGACAAAACCTGCATCGCGTGCTGGGTGTGCTTGATGCGGTCAGCCAGCCCAATCTCGCCGCCGTTGATGCGCTTGGTCAGGGCCTTCCAGTCACCCGACTCGGCGATCTGATTGCACTTGTGAGTGGACCAGAACCAGCCAGCACTCTGAGCGGCGTACTCAGGCGTGCGCACCAGGTCGGGCTTCATCACGAAGTCCTCGCCCATGGCTTTGCCGAAGTGGTAGAAGTTGTCGTGCCCGGTGAGCTGCACCCAGCCGGAGCCGCGAAAGCGCCAGCCGTCGTCGGAAGCCTCGTCACGGTTGCCCATGCGGTTGGCGTAGACCTTGTTGGCGATCTTGCGAGGGTTGCGGTGGTAGGGCTGTGCGACCTCGATGGTCGGGAAGCGCTTGGGCCAAATCTTCATCAGGCGGTCAGCGGCGTAGTTGAGGTTTTCCTCGAGCACGCGGAAGTTCCCCGACTCATGCCCGCACTGACCAATGAACGCAGCCTGCTGGCGCAGGGTTTGGATTCCCCAGCGGTCAAAGGTGGCGTTGAACGCGTTGACCAGCTCAGGATTGATGTGCAGCTTCTGAAGCTGTTCAGCGGTTACTGCCATTGATCTGGTCCCTTACTTGGTTGTACGCGTCGATGCAGGCGTTGAGCTGGTTGATGGCTCGGTCGCCTTCTGCGACGACTGCTGCGATGGCTGCGAGGGTGTCGCGCTCGGCATCAGAAGCTGTGTCAGCCTGTCGGTCAGGTTCGGCTCGCGCTTCTTGGCGATCTCCGCTGGCAGGGGTGGGACCTGCGGGGGCTTGTACGCAACTTGGGGCGGGGAGGCGCACCCGGCCAGAACGGATAGCGCGATCAAGAGCAGACTGTTTTTCATCGAGAGCATTGTTGGCCTCCTGTAGCTTGGTGGTGTTGGCGTTGAGCTGCTCAGCCATGCGCTGCTCAGTCGCTCGGGACTCTTCGTTCTTCTTGGCGATCTCGGCCTGCATCTCGCCATCACGCTTGTTCCAGCCGCTGCTGAACCCGTAGCGGTAGATGCCGAAGATGACCAGCAGGGTGATCAGGACCGCAATACCCAGGCGTTGAATGCTCATGACTCACTCCTTGCTGCTGAACGCTCGAGCGCGATCTCTTCCGCTTCAGGCGGGACGTGGTCGGCCGGGGTCGTGGGCGGTGGTGGCGGTGTCCAGCTTTCGTCTAGGGCCGCGTTCTGAAAGCCCATCCAGTTCCAGTCATTTGGTGCTGGATGGGCCGGTGGCTTTGGGGGCTCTACTCCTTGCGCTGCGGGGGCAGCGGGAGGGGTTGGCGGGGTAGGTGCCAAGGACTTGGCAATAGCGCCCGTAGCGCGCTTCGACATGACACCACCGATGCCGCCGACGATCAGCAGCACGATGTCGTTGAGCATCTTGGTGTACGCCATGTCGATGGGCGCCATCGACTTGATCGGCTGGACCACGAAGGTCACCGAGTAGAGCATCGCCACGACGATGAAACACAGGATCAGCGTGACGGTGATGACGACGAAGCCCCAGATGCGGACTTCAATGTCATCAGCGGTTAGGTGCTGCTTCGGGTGTGGTTTGAGCAGGTTGAGCATTGATCTGGTCTTTCAGGATGGGTGCTACGAGGTACTCTGGGCACATCTGGGTGAACAGGCATTTGGGCTTCTGGCACTCAGGCTTGGCAAAGTTGTCGGGGTTCTGGCACGGGTAGCGGTAGCGGTCTTCACACGCGGCCAGCGCCAGCACAGCGAGGAGTAGGGCAACGCGCTTCATCACTTGCCCGACAATGGGTTCGAGGTGGCTCGCTTGAGCACGTTCATCTCGGCACGCAGGGCGGACGCCGTGCTGTCGAGGTCCTGCTTGAGAGCGGTCAGCCTGGTCTGCACCTCGCGGCCCTGACTCTCGATCGAAGACTTCACTTCGCGGCCAGTCGCCGCTGCTTCAGAAGCCGCACCTTGAGCCACTGCACGGGTTTCTCGTGCCAGCGCGATTGCATCGGACGATTTCTCAGCAATACGTACAGCCTGTTCTGCGATAACAAGCTGGCGCTCTTTGAGGGCTTTAACCTCGATCTCGAAAGCCTGAATCTTTTCGCGGAACTCGGTGTCGTCATAAGGCTTGAACTTGTCTACGGCTTCGATGGTCTTTTCCATCTTTCCCCAGAACTTAATCCCCGAATACGCCGCTCCCCCGATAATCGGCAGGAAGGTCACGATCAAGCCAAGAATCATCTGACTGGATAAGTTCAATGAGTAAGTCTTGTTGTCGTCTGTAGGCATCTGGCAGCTCCTGTTTCAATACAAATTGTTCAACGATGCTTGTCTGCTTCGGCATCGCGCCGATCAGCGTCAGCCTTTGCGCCAGCGCTGCGGCCTTCGCACCACTTGTCACAGAAGGCTGCGGAGCAGAGCTCGCCGTCGAGGGGGCAGCGGAAGCGCCCGAGGAAGTTGGGGGAGGGGGCGAGGACCCTTCCGTCACGCCGCCAGATTCCGGTGTCGTCATCAGCACAGGAGCCGAAATCACAGTTGCAGGAGCGCTTTGGATTGCGGGGGCAGACATGGGACTCAGCGGGCTGCTGGGGTTCAGTGGACTGACCGGGCTTGTTGGGTTGGTCGGGTTGCTCAGTGACTTGACGCAGGTGTTTGACGAGGTCAGCCAATCGCCCCACACAGGCTGCCCATATGGATTGGGACACATGCTGCTGCGCGTCTGCGTGATGCTGCCGACGAACCCCGTTGGGCACGTCAGAGCCTGGGATTGGGTGCTCACTTGGCATGTTGGCGGCAGTGGTTTGCATGTGTCAGATACCTTGAACCAGCCGCTGTCAGTGGCTGTGCCGCCGATGCAGTTGCTCTCCCGCTTCCAGGTTTCAGTGCCTGAGAAGTTGATGGGGCAAGGGCGCTGCTCAGTGACTGCGGAGTAGGTGCAAGCCGGGGCTGGGGGCACGTAGTTCGTGCAATAGGCTTGCTGCCACGCGGCGCTGTACGCCCCTGGGGCGCAGGCCCAGCAGGTTGTGTTGGCGTAGCAATTGCCCGTGATGGGGTTGCGTTGGTCTGTGCAGTAGCACGATTGAGCCAGCGCATTACTTGTCCCCAGCAGGAGCGACAGCCAGATCAGGAACCTTGCCATAGAGCTTCTTGAACCTTTCGGGATGCAGCTTGATCCACGCCTCGCGAGCGGCGTCACCGATCGAGCCGCCGATGGGGCAAGGCGAGCCGCTCATTTCCATGGCTTCCCACACGCGGATGTCCGCGCACAGAATTGCGACCGCACCTACCTTGAGGCCCTGGTTTGAAAGCTCTCGAGCAAGCTTGATGCGCTCGCAGTTGGCGTCTGTGACCGTGGCCCCGCCAGCGATGCCGATGACGGTGCTGCTGATCGCGCCAGAAACGGGGACAGCGCACACGTCGCTGCCCATCGCGGTGACAGAAGGGGCCATGGCCGTTGGTGGCGGCTGGCCCTTGTAGTTGATGGTGGTGTCTTGAGCGAATACCGCAGCAGGAGCCAGTAAAGCGAAAAGAAAGTACTTCATACGACTACCTGACTATTGCCACCCCCACGACGATGAATGCGGTGAGCACGATCGCCGCAACCGCCACCGCCGTCCAATGCGCTATCTCCTCGAGTTCCTTCTTGCGCATCTGGTCGGCACGCCTTGCAGCCTCTTTGGCCTCACGACGACCACGGGCAGCCTCGGCCTGGAACTTGACCCAGTCCTCCCACATGCCCGGTCGGCCTGCGTAGACCATTGACTCGCGCAGAAGCTCTTCCTGCTGACGCATTTGCTCGAGCGCCATGAACTCTTCGATGTCAGACCTGCCCTCGAGGGGTCTGCCGCCAGCCTTTTTGGTGGCTCGCTCTTGAATCTTTGCTTTGCTGTCGAAGTACTCGACAAGCTTTCCCCCGGCGCTGAATAACTCGCCACCGTTTGCGACGGTTGCCTTGATGACTGCGAAGGCTGCGTTCGCTGCGGCGAGTTCTGCAATCATGACGCGGCCTACTTTGTGTGGTTGTTCTGCCAGAGGGCCAAGATGCCGCCAGCAAGGGCGGTGACCCACAGGATTGGCTTGGCGATCTTGCCAAGGGTCTCGAGAACCACGAACGCGCCAGATGCTGCGTCGAACGCCTTGACGACGTCCTCGGTGTTCTTCTCGACCTTGTCGACCTTGAGCTCTACGGCAAGCAGCCGGTCGTAGATTTCACGGTGGGATACTTCAACTTCAGACACAGCAAAACCTTTCAACTACATTGAAACGGGGATTCCGCTCCCGACGCGCTCTTGACACTTACCGCATTCGCCGCAAGGCTCAACATGAATGCACGAATGGACCAGGTGACGAAGGTGTTGAGGGATCAATTCCCAGCATTCAGCCTTTGAAAGATGACTTACCGGCCAAAGCAAAGAAACATCAGGATGAGCGACCTTCCAGGAATCCTCGATTCGGTCATGCTCGGCAGCCATGCTTGGCTTTATGTCGTCCCTGTTGCGACCCCACCATACCTCAGTGAATTCTTTGAAGGTCGATACCCAAAGTGACGCCATACGGGAAAGCGCCCACATTTGTGTTGGGCGGACACCTGCGGGCAGCTTGAACGAAGCAATCTCCACAGACAGACCGTAATGCGCGGCAAGCCTCAGAGCCTTTTCGCGCACGAAGAAAACAACGTCAGGCCCGTGAAACGGCTCGACCATGAGCAGCGTGTCCCCCTTGGTTGCAAGAGAGAGAAGCGCCGCGCTTTCAACGCCGCCACTGAACAAGATCACGCGGCTCATTGGGGGAGAACGATGTTGGCGACTTCTTCAATGCTGGAGGCGCTCGAGACCATGCCGCTATACAACTTTTCCATCTGATAGCAGCTCTGCACATGCCCGAAGACGGCCTTAGACATGGCGGTGACCATCTCGGCGCTGAGCGAAATCCACTGACCGTCTGCCGCCCTCCAGTCGAGCGAAGCGGCAAAGCCATCCTTCAGGCCAGCCAGTGCGCCGATGATCTTTTGCTGGGAGTCGCGGTCTGTTGCAATGGTCACACCGCTGAAAGTGATGCCGCCGATCTCACGCGCATAACGCCATGCCGCAATCTCGCGCAGCTTGTTGGCGCGAGCGCCCTCGATGGTTTGTGTTGCTTCGTCTTGTACGTGTGCTTCGATGGCCTGAGACCATGAGCCTTTGTACCCAACTTGAGGCGGAACAACGACAAGTTCTCTCTCGGCCCAGAGCTCCGTTGGGGCAAACATGGCGATCACTTGATCTAGGCTTTCGCCTTGGTACGGTAGTCGAGCGCCGACGTGCATCGTCTGTTTGCCGGGTGATGCGTAAACGACTTCCATGCAGCGAGCGGCTTCATCAACGCTCACAATTTCATATGTGTATTCAATGCTCATGCGATTGCTCCTAAACGAGTTCCTGTTGCTGCCCAAGACACGTTGCCGTTACCGGAAACTGCGTAGCCAGCACCAGCACCAGCGCCAGCGCCGCCAAGGCCAGCGCCACCAGACGCCCCTGATGCGCCCCAGCCGCCGCCAGCCCCGCCCAGGCCCGCGCTGCCCGACCTTGTGCCTCCGCCACCATTTGCCGACACTGTTCCGGTGCCGCCTGAGCCGCCATTGACGATGCTGCCATTACCGCCGCTAGCTGTTCCGCCAGCGCCGCCTGACGAGTTTGCAGCAGCAGAAGATCGTCCTCCCCCGCCGCCACCGCCTCCAAATGCGTTTGTGTAATTGGTGTCACCGGACGTGCCAGCCTCCCAGTGGCCGCCGCCGCCACCACCACCACCACCGCCGCCTGCGATGGTCCCGTTGTTAGTAATGGTGATGGCCGTGGAGACAGATAGAGCGCCGCCACCAGCGGTTCCGGCGGCACCTGGAGATGCTGTGCCTGGATATGTTGTGTCGGCAACCACTGTTGGTGTGCTTGCGTTGCCGCCTTTTCCGCCGTTACCGCCCCTGCCAACGATGAAGCCATTGTTGATAAGTTGGACGCCGCCAGGGAAAGAGCCGCTTACGGTTAACGCCGGTGTATTTGTCGCGTTGCTGCTGATGTACACGCCAGAGGCAACAGTGGCAACCACCCTCGTCGACTGATTCCAGCCAGCGTTCACGGCCAGCGTTCGCAGGTTTGCGTTGGTTTGACTGGCCGAGATCGTGAACGCGAATACGTTGGATTTCCCGTAGCCCTGAGACATCGAGATCGCGCCTGACGCTACGCCAAACAAGCTTCGGGTCGTGGCGTCGTTAAGGCTACGAGTGGCTGTGGCCGACACACCAAGCTCTGTGTTGACCTGACTCAGCGAGATCGCGCCGGATGATGGCAGTGGCATATCAACTCACCTCCAGTGCTGCCAGGCGGGATTTGAGCGCCGTGACCTCACGCGCAAGCGCGACGCAAGATGCAAGCGCTGCGTTGCCATAAGTTACCGACAGAATGCCGTCAGCATCCTCGTGAACCGCCTGCGGAAGAGCCTCATCGCGCAGGCTTCCAGCGCCTACGCCAACCTGAATCTGCTGCGTGTCGATGCGGCGGAAAACGCCCATCTTTACTCGTGCCAGTCGCTCAATGAAGTCGACCGGCAAGTCCTGCCAATCAGCCTTCAGGCGCTCGTCCGAGTAGGCCGTGACATCACCCGATGCGGTGGTGTTGCCTGATCCGTCAATCGTCAAGAGCTGCACCATGGCGACCCCGCCACCGTTGGTGGTCGCGAGCCGCGTTACGCCGTCAGGCTGAACGTACCAAGCTCGCGCAGCAATCCCCGGCAGATGCATTTCAAACATGCCGAGACCAGCATTCGAGGTGGTAAACCTTCCGGAAGATGAGGCGATAACCCCAGAAAAGGTCTTCAGCCCCGCGATCACCTGGTCGCCAGTTGTGTACACGCCATTCGTGACCGTTGCCGCGTTGCCGTTGATGCTTCCAGAAATCGTTTGAGAGAAGCTGTTCGATCCGGAAAACGTGTTCGAGCCTGAGAATGTGTTCGACCCGGAGAAGGTGTTGTTCCCCGTGAATAAGTTGTTCTTCGAGACCAGGTCGACCGCAGAGTTGATGTCAGCCGCAGTCAACCGAACGCCAACGACAGCGCCAGCGACAAACGCCCTGGCGGTCGTGCCCTCTTGCGCTCGCAGCACGTTGCTGAACACGCCGGAGCCAGAGGTCCGGGTGCGCACATAAATGATTTCGATGTTGCCCAGGGAATCTTGCAGGACAGCCTTGAACCAATTGTTCGTGGACGGGACTGCGCCAGTGCCAACGTTGGCCACCGGGAAGAAGTCGGCCTTCGACGACTCGATCGTCAGGCTGGTTGCGGAGGCGTCGATGCCCGCGGTAAGCAGCGCTCTGGCACTGTTGGAAAATAGTTGAGGCATCTAGCTCTCCTTTGCTGCCTGATTATCTCTGGGTGTTCATTCCAGCGAGGAGGCTGGCGATCTTCTGCTCGAGGAGCACAACTCTTTTGGCCAACTGGATTGAAGACACGAGAGCTGCGTTTCCGTAAGCGAGGGTCAAAGTCTTTTCTTTGTCGTTGCCCTCGACCACCACTTCCGGCAAGAGCTCTAGCCAGGCTTGAGCCGAAGAGCCCGCCTGACGGCCTCCGCTGTCCAGTCTGGTGTAAGTGCCGTGCTTCACTTCGGCCAATCGCTCAACGAAATCTTGCGGCAGATCAGACCAGTCTTTCTTCAGCCGCTCATCAGAGTAGGCGGTTACGTTTCCGGCGGCGGTCATGTCGCCGTTTGCGGCATTCAAGTACCAGCGCCAAGAGTTGGCACTCCATCCGCCGATACCGAAGTAGCCGTCGGCACGAAGGCCCATCTTGAGGCCGTAAGCTCCCTGCGCGTGGAAGCGCATCATTGCCATCCCGGAGTCCCCGGTCGCGCCATTCACGTTGCGGACCTCAAGGTTGGCGGAGCTGTCATTCAGCGCCATGACGCCGTTTGCTGCGCGGGTGTAGATGGTCCCTGTGGCGGACAGGTCTCCACCAACGGCGAGAGCGCCGGTCAGGGTGCCGCCACCGATGGGGAGGTAACCGCTCAAGGCAGAGCTGGTGATGTACCCGCTCGGGTTCGTGGCGTTGTACGGCGTAAAGCCCAGCGCAGTCGTCACATCGCCAGAGCTCAGGGTTACTGCGCCTGTGCGTGTGTTGAAGCTGGTGACGCCGACGTCGATCGCGATGTTCCCCGAGCCAAGAACACTGACGCCATTGACGGTCTTGATGGTCGTGCCGGACGTCAAGATCGTCTGGTACGTGCTCGCAGCATTCGCCGAAGTCAGGTAGGTGCTGGCGGCGGTGGCCGACGTCAGATACGTGCTCGCGGCCGTAGCTGATGTCAGGTACGGCGTGAGGTCAGAGGCGACAAGCTTCTGACCCAGCTCGTTGTTGAGGTTCGTGAAATTGGCATCGACCTCCACGTTGGTCAGCGGAGACCCTTTGCCAGCGCGGGTGACGATGGTTGCCATTCAGTTCCCCAATCAGGATGCAGTGATGGTCCAGGTGATGGCCATCGCGTCGGCAGCGCCCTTGTTCACCACGGCAAACGTGGTGCGGCACAGCATGGTTCCTGCGGAGCCTGCGTTAAAGATACCAGCCTCAACCAGAGCGCCAGTGCCTGTGCCAGCAGGGAAGCTGGCGGTGTAGGTCACGACGTTGGCTGCGGAGGTGGCGGATGCCAGGGCCACGCGGCCAGCCTCACCACCCAGGGCGGTGTCGCCAGCGGCAGCGGCCGTAGACGTAGTGCCAACGGCCATGTGGGTCATGGCCACAGGGGAGTTGGCGGTGGTCTTGAGCATGCTAGCAGCGATGAATTCTTTGCCAGCAGAGACAACCAGGTTCTTGATCTGGCGGGTGTCTTTGACAAGGCCATTCTCATCGAACAGCGTGATCTGGACGTCGCCAGTGATTTTGATTGTGTCGTTGATCATGGGGAGCTCCTTAGAAATAGGTTGCCGTGCCCACGTAGTCTTCGGCGAAGTACGTGATGTCACAGTAGTCTTGGGAAATGATTGAGCCGCTGTCAGCAATACCGACTGAGTCGGAGTAGGCAGGCTGAACAGCGATGACTGCCGAGTCTTGAATGAAGGTGACGTTACTGAACGTGGTCGATAGGGAGAAGTCGAAGCCGTCAGTTGCGCCGAAGCCGTCGTTCATGGCGAAGCCATCGGACAACGACTTGCTGTGCGCGATCGACAGCTCGTCAACAACTGGCTGGCTGTCGGCGAGCGCTTTGCTCGCGGAAAGGACGACAAGGTCCGTAATTGCAGACGCATCGGCCAGCAGTTTGCTGTACGTGATGGTTGCCTGGTCTTGAGCCACGACGGCATCAGCCAGGGCCTTGGCGACGCTCTTCGATGCAGAGTCGACGATGGCCTGCGCATCACCGAATGGCTTGGTCAGGACATAGGCCAGCGCCTCAGACACGGCGATCGAGTCGGTGGCTGCCTTGGCGATGTTGAGCGCGACAGCGTCTGGCAGGCTGAACGTGTCGGCGTAGTCGCGCAGGAAGACCAGCGTGACAAGCACGCTCTCCTCGAACGACACCTCTTCAGCCAGCACCTTACCGACAGACCGCGTGGTCGAGTCATCAAACGAGAGCGAGTCCTGGAACGGCTTGCTCAGCAGAAGCGAGACGCCATCTGTGGTGACGACAGAGTCCGCAACGAACTTGTAGAGGCCGGTCGAGTCCAGCTCCGCATCGACTACGAGCTCCACATAGGCGATCTCAGTCGCAGGCACCTGGTAGGCGACCTGGACAGACGGATTCATTACGCCGATGGAAGCTCGAATCGCCATCAGAAGTCCTCGCGAATCTTGAATTTGAGGACGTCGTACACGGTCTGCACCTGGCCGTCAGCGAAGGTGATCTCGATCTCGCCCTCGTAATCGCCAGCAGCACCTTGCAACATTGCTGGCGCAGATGCCGGGTAGAAAGCGACTTTGCCCAGGGCTGCATCAACGACAGAGCCGACGACGGTTGCCGCAAGCGTGGTCGACCCGACGGGCCGGAAGTACATGCGCACGGTTGCACCGGTCAGCGAGATGGCGGACTCGGTGGTCTGGTCGGTCAGCGTGCAGACCAGGGCGGGGCGGGTGTCGCCTTGAACGAGCTTGATCTTTTCGGCCATCTCAAATCTTCCTTAACTTCACGCTCAGGTTCGAGCGCACATGGCCGTGCAGGGCGCGGCTGCGAGCGACGTTCACGCCTTGGTCGAACTTGAGCTTGTGGACGCCTGCCAGCTCGGGGCTGGTGTACGCCTTGCCAGCGCTGGACATCAGGCGGTGCAGAGCGCCAGAGGCGATGATCTCGGCGTAGTCCTCGAAGATGACGTCGTCGATCGCGGTGGATGCGCGGGTTGGCTTGAGCGCCACGCGAAGGGTCAGGCCGTTCGGGTAGCGACGGTCAGGCAGGGGCCACACGCTGACCGAGCGCTCCTCCTTCTGGAGGTAGGCCTGCGGTGTGCTGCCACTACCGGTGTTGTACGAGGAGAAGAGGCGGTTGTAGACCGAAGCCTCGCGCACCACGTCAGGAGCCATCGCGTCGATCGGGTTGTTCTCGACCCAGGCCTTCTGAACTTTCACCACCAGGTAGCCAGATGGGGGATCGAGGTCGTAGTCGCAGACCTTGGGAACCATCGTGATCGGGTCGTGGTCACGGGTGAGCACCAGGCTCTTCTCGCAGAACTCGATGCAGGCGTTGCGGATGGCCAGCAGGACGACGGGCTCTGGCGCACCGGGCACCTCTGTGAGCACGTAGGGGAAGAACTCTTCGTAGTTCGTCATGCGACACCCCCGAGCTGCACGGCAGCAGTGTTGGGCATACCGCCTGCGCGGTTGATGATCGCGGAGTAGGCGTTGTCCTTGGTGAGCTTGACGCCCAGCTTGTTGGCGAATGCAGCCAGGTACGCGGCCTGCTGCGCGGGATTGGCGGTGTACTCAGTGTCCTTGCCGTAGGAGCGGTACATGACCCAATCGACGATCGGGTCGAAGTACATGTCGGCCATTGCCAGGTCATCTGTCAAAGAATCGACAGTGGCTGGGCGTTGAGACAGGAGCACTTCGATCTTCGTACCGGCCAGTGCTGGCGGGTAGACGAAGTAGGTGGTGGGGGCGCGGTCGTCCACGGTGAAATGGCGGACCTCTGCTTTGGCGGCAGCGGAGTGCCAGCTTGGGTCGAACTGATCGAGGACTTCACGCTCGATCATGCGGATGGCGCGGCCGGGGGTGAGGCCGTCTTGAGCCATGTTGCGCACGACGTCCATGAGCTTGAAGCAGTCTTCCGGGGTGGCTTGCTTGGTGCCTGCCGTCAACGTAACCACGCGCTGAGACGGGCTCGAGTCGGGCCTGGCGACAGCAACGGCGCGTTGCGCGTCGTCGGTCCAGAGGATCAGCTCTTCATCCTCCCAGCGCCGAAGGCTGGGATCGGTGTCATTGAGCAGATACCTTGCGCGTGAAATTACGTCAGAGACTTTCATGCTTCACTCGTTGCCGTTCTGGGCTTACGTGGAGCCCGTGTGACCTGTCTGCGAAAAGCTGCCTTGGCAGCCTCCAGCTCCGT